ATTGAGGTCTGGTTACGTGATTTGCGTAAAGAGACGATAACGGAAAAAATTGTTGAGATGGGGGAAGATGGTATCCCTGTTGAGATGATAAGAAAGACAACCAAACAGGTTTACCCGGATGGTATCAGGAAGATAACGATTGCAAAGACGGACAGCTCACAAAGTTTGTGGTCAGGGTACAGTGTTTTGTTTGATTGCGCGAATCCGAATATAAATTGGAACCTTGATATTGATGCAGTAGCAAACACTTATCCCTGGGGGCGGCTGCCGTGCTATCATGCTAATTCATATCGGGATGAGGTGTCGATTTGGGGTTTCTCTGCTGCTGAACAGGTTGGCGACCTGCTTCGGAAGATAAACCTGATAATGTCTAAACTTGTGTCGTACGTCCTTAATGTTATGGCCCCTCCTTTAATTGTCCAGAAAAACTGCGGGATTACGAAAGAGATGATTGAGGAGAACATTACGAAGCCGGGCAGGATGGTTCTCATGCCGACGATCCCGTCTGCCCGTATCGAGTTTATGCAAATCCCGAACTTGCCGGAGACGTTTTTCAGAACGCTTGATTTGATTATCCATTTTTTCGACAGGATTTATCAGATTGAGGAAGCTGACAGGGGGGTTGCTCCGACCGGGGTTATTGCTGCTTCTGCTATTATTGCCTTGCAGGAGCGGAACGCGATCGTAATGCAGACCAAGACGAGTGCCATTGATTCTCTTGTTGAACAGCGAAGCCGATGGGCCATTGGCTTGTGGCAGAATCACGGGGCAGAGAGGGAAACGATAAATGTTGCCGGGACGCCGCAAGTGTTTATGGGGGCGAATTATGTGGACAGGAAATTCTCTTACGTTGTTGAATCAGGGTCAACGACGCCGCGAACAAGCCTCCAGCGCATGGAAATGGCGATGAGGCTTTATGAAGTCCACGCCATAGGCCAGCAGGGCTTACTGGAAGCTCTTAATTGGGAGAACTGGAAGGAAGAAGTGGAGAGAACAGCGGAATCACAACTTGACCAGGCTTTGCAAATCCTCATTGCGGCAGGGATGAAGAAGGAAGTCGCGATTGAGTTACGAAAAACGCTGATGCTTCCGCAAGGCGGGCCGGGAGATGCTGCCCAATCGAAAGTAATGCCAGCATAAGGGGGGAGAATTTATGCCAATCTACGAGTATCAATGTCGTTATTGCAAGAAACATTTCGAGAAGTTTCATAAGATCAACCGTGTTCCGAAGAGAGCACGGTGTAACTGCGGGATGATGGCGCGTCTCATTATCAGCTCGCATGGGGCCGTTATCACGGACGGGGATGTCCGGTGGCTTGATTCTGCCAAAGCGAACCTCCCTGATGATGCCAAATATATAGACACACGGGGGGCATACAAGCGATATTTGAGAGACCACGACCTTACTTGTGTGGGGTGAGCTTGTGAAATCTGACGAGCTTATCGAGAAAGTTAGCAGCGAATTGGAGGAGACAATAAAAATGTTGACTTTACAAAAAAAAACGCTACAATTACGGCTACTGATTGAAGTCAACATGACCCAGGGCGGATTAGGAGACGTTTATGTGAGCAGCAATACGAAAAAGAAGATGTAGCGGTTACTGATAATCCCTCTTTTCAGGGGGCAATTTGAAGCCCGGATACCAGGAAGATGCTGAAAGCATTCTGGTTGTCCGGGCTTTTTTGTTTATGTCGAAACATCGGGCAGACCGGCCATTGAGTCCGAAAGGGTAGCTCAAAATTCCACGGTTCCGAGGAAGGAGACAAAATGAGTGAAGAGAATACAACAGGCATTGGGGGGACAGAGTTTCAGACACCTGAAGAATTGGCCGCGGCTTTCTTGCAGGAGAAAGGCCAAAGGGGCAATTTGGAAAAGAAACTCGGTGAACAGGGTTCGGAGCTGGGCAGTTTGCGGAAACAGTCTGAAATGCTCATGCAAACGCTGAACAGTCTTGCGTCGAAAGGCGGAGAACAGCAGAGCCCGAAGGAACCTCAGCAGCAGACGGATTACGAGAAGGAGCAGGCTTTGATTGAAAAGCAGATTTCTGAACTCGATCCCGCTGATGAAACATATCAGCCCAAATTGAGCAAGCTGATACGGCAGAGCAATTCCATGACAGCACAGGCGCAGCACGAAAAGACCCTGAACGCTGCAAGCCAGGTGTTCAAGAAGGAACTTGACGAGCGCGACGTAAAAGCCACGCAGAAGATGTTCCTCGAAAAGAACCCTGACTTTAATTTGCCAGAGATGCAGATGCGGATTAAGGACTCATTGGCAAATGACCAGACCGGGATGCTCGACTCTCTCTCGGCATTCTATCAGATTCAGCGCGACGATGCGGCTTCTGCGGTTAAGGCCGGGGAAGCAGAAAAAGCTGACCTGATGAAGCGTCTGAACATCATCGAAGGGAGAAATAATACTGGAACAGTCCTTACGAAGGGGATGAACTCTGCGGATGGACAGGGGAAACCAAAAACACGACTTTCAGGCAAGGAGGCTGACGAAGGAGCTTTGGCTGCTCTACGGGCAGCGCGAGGCGAAGCGTAGCTGAATTGCCTTTACGAAAAAAGGAGATAAGCCATGTCTTTAATAAATCAGTTAAACGCAACCACGGAATATTACTGGTTGAAAACAAAAATGGGAGACTGTGTTGATATCGTCTCCAAGGCGTCCGCGCTTCTCTGGAAACTCATGGGCAATGCAGTTACCCGTGATAATTGGGAGGTAAAACCCCATGAGGTCGTTGATGGCGGCCTGATGGTGAAAATCCCGCTGGAATATGCACTGTCCAACCGGGGCGGGTACGGTGCTGACACAGTCATCAATCAGAGCAAGGTTGACATCCTCGATGCCGCAAGGTTCAGATGGGCCGGTGTGTATGGTTCTAACACGCTGAATCTCGACGACATTTCTCAGAACAGCGGGGAAGAGGCGGTAATTGACCTCTCGAAAAAGTACATCCAGAGCATCGTCAAGGCGGCCCGCATTCAGATGGCCGAGGATATCATCACCGCCGCGGCGGACACAACCCGGATTAACGGTCTGGGCGATCTGTTCAATGCCACGACTTCAGTTGAGTACGGCTCCATCACTGAAGCAGAGATGGCTGATTGGGCTCCTGGAGTAATCGCCACGGCTGAGGCTATATCGTTTGAAGTCATGCAAACCATATGGCGAACCCCAAACATGGGCGAACTGAAGGAATTTCTTCCCAATTTCGTCGTGACAACGCCGCTGTTGCGTGACGGGTACGAGCGGTCACTTCATCCCCAGCAGAGATACGCCAATACCACGATGGTTGAGGCAGGATGGGATAACATCACCCATAAGGGAGCACCAATCATTGGTGATACCTACCTCTCTACCGGCTATCTCTACGCGCTCAACCTGAACTTCCTGCACCTGCGTAGCCATAAGGATTTCAATTTCACGGCTCCCGTGTGGTTGAATAAAGGCATCATCGGTCAGCCTGATCTGATTTCTGCTAACACCAGGTGGCGCGGGAATTTGTTCTGCTCCAACCGGAAAATGCAGGTCTGTCATTACAACCTGACTGACCCGTAAACTTAACTTCTAACCGGGGCCGGTCTCTTGCTGACGGCTCCCTCAAACAAAGGAGAACACAAATGAAAGACATATACATCAATCTGTATAGTGCAGGCGGAGTGGAAGATTATTACATCCCCGTCCCCGCCCGTGGAAATGTCAAATCGTGTGAAGTTATCGCGAATGCCGCGATGGTTGCTACCGGTACACTCATCCTTGCAAGAGGCGCGACTGCTGTGAATACAGCGACCGTCCCGGCTGGTGGTGTAGCGGCTGGCATTGCTCTCGCCGGGGTGGCGGACACGACCAATAAGGGCCTCGTTTTTGACCCGGCCTCCGCGACGGTAGCCAATACCAAAATCAAGGTATCCTTCGATGCGACCATCCTTGGTGGCGCGGCAAACGTGCTTTTACACATCGTTTTCGACGACTCGGCCTACGTTGTCCAGACACCTTTGGAAGCGTAACATCACACCTCCCCTTGTGTCAGCATGATAGCAGGGGGAGGCTATTTAAAGGGGGCTGACAATGCCGACGCTTACAACCTTAATCAGCTCCATCGAAGATATCCTTCAAGATGGGGCCTACACACCGGAGCGGCTGACTGACAGGATAAACTTAGCCCTTCAGCATATCGCTGGCGGTATCAGGATGCCCAACCAGATATCGCCTCCATTGCCAGACCTCTACACCTACGGAACCGTAAATACATCCACGTCTCTGCCCTACGTATCTCTTCCGAGTAATTACCAAAGGAATGTTTCTCTTGTCTATCTCGAAGGAAACTACAAGATAAACCCTCCACGAGGCGGTGATTATTACGCTTTCAGATTGTTTGCAAACCAGACACACGATAAAGGATTTGCGGAAACCGGGACAATCTACCGCGTCGCTGTCAAGGGAAGTAACATTTACTACCAGGGTATCCCGACAGCAACGACGACGATTGGCGTTCACTACTACAAGAAACCAGACACAATGGCGTTGGAAGGAGATTCCCCGGAGGGCCTGCCCGAACATCTTGCTGAACTCCTTATAAAGCACTATGTCCTGATGAACATCTTCGGGGAAGCTATTGAAGATGGGCAGGATAATACCGGGATAGGCAGCAAGTACCACGCCGGGAAATTCTACACCTACATGACTGACCTGTGTGATTATGTCGGCATTGACGCGGAGCCGGAGTATTACGGCGCGGGCGGCTTTGTAGATGCGGGAAGGTGTGATTAAATGTCAGAGATAGACATAAAAGGATTTTCAGGGGCGAACAACGTAAAAAACGACGAAGGATTCTTTGCGAAAGGTGATATCGCCGAGCCGTCCGTTATCCTCAACGCCGACGTTGATTCCATTGGGCGGCTCACGGCGCGGAAGGGGAAGGTGCTTTATACATTACTGCCCGGCGCACATAGCCTCTGGGCAGGGACTCTCTGTATGCTGGCGGTGGCTGACGGGAAACTCTACCGTATCGAAAATGCCGTTGCAACGGAAATAGCAAGCGTCGCGGGGCCGTCCTGCCCACTCGATTACGTCGAAGCGGAAGATAAGGTTTATATGTCAAATCAATACTGGCAGGGAGTTTTTGATGCCTCCTCAAACACCGTTTCCGCTTGGGGCGTCCCGCTCCCCCCAGGGCCTATGCTTCTTGCGGGTAACGGAAATCTCCCTGCCGGTACGTATAACGTGACGATGACCAATGTTTCAAATGGCGAGCTGTCTGGTAACGGCACGATATCCAGCATCACGCTGACTGCCACGGAGGGGATTCAGATACTCAATCGTCCCGCTGACGCTCTCGTATGGATAACGGATGCTAACGAGTACATCTTCTATTTGGTCGGTGAAGTGGATACCATTGTTGATGTCTCATCTATTGAGCCGCTTCCGTCTTTTCTGTGCAGCCCCCCGCCGTTCATTGAGAATTTGTGCTACGCCTTCGGGCGGATATGGGGCTCGTCCGGCCCAAACGTCTATTACAGTCTGCCATTTCATTTGGGATGGTTCAAGCTGGATTCCAATGTTTACTCATTTGAAGACCCGATAACCATGATTGCAAAAACACCGACAGGGTTATTTATCGGAATGGAACATCGAACACGGTTTTTGTCCGGGACTATCCCGGAACAGATGACCATTATGGATGCAGGGGCCGGAAGCATCAAAGGAACGCTGGCGTACTGTAACAATATGCCGGAGCTTGGTTGGACACTCGGAACGCCGGAGAAGGATTTTACCGATGTGCCGGTATGGGTTACGACAGAAGGGATTGTTGTCGGGAATCCGGACGGGCATCTGTTCAATATCTCGAAAAACAAGATAAAGATGGCTATCCCGGCAAGGGGAGCGTCGCTTTATCGCAACCGGGAAGGGATTATCCAGTTTCTCACAAGTTTCAAAGCAGGGGCTACAGGAACCGGCGCGGGGTTCAGGCACGAAGACACTTATGACGCGGTGAAGAATGGTGATCTTGACAGGCATGAGGAATTTTTCAGTGGTATGGGCAGTAGGGCGTCTTTTACGGAAGAAGTGACCTGCACGGTTACGCATCCATAAGACGGTGTTTTTAATGCAGTATTGAGTTAAAGGAGAAAAAAATGAAGACATATAATCCGTTTGTTGTCCCGTTTCGCGACGACCGAGACCTGGCTTATGCAATCAGGCATCTCGCGGAATCAGGTTTAGGCTTTCACGGCGAAGTCTTTTTGAGGCATTTTCGCGGCGGTGAACTGATTTATCAGGAAAAAGGAAGTAACATCTTCACGACCGCCGGAAGAAATTACTTGCTCGATATCATTTTCGGCACGACATCGAAGGCTGCCGCGGCGATCTTCTACGTCGGTATTTTCAAGCTCAATGTAACCCCTGCCGCCGGTGATCTCGCGGCAACCTGCCTTGGTGCTGCCGGTACGTATGGCGAATGCCAGGACGCGGACTACGACAGCCCGCTTACCGATAAGCCGTCCTATGTCATTGCCGCGTCTGCGAGCGCGTCTTGCACAAATTCGGCTGCCCCTGCGTCATTTACAATCGCGGGGTCGATAACTGTTTACGGCGCGTTTCTGTCAACCGTTGCTGCGAAGACAGCGACAACCGGGTATTTGATGAGCGGGAAGAAGTTCACGACTGCAAGAGCGGTTGTTGATGACGATGTGCTGGCTGTCACTTATACCATAAGTGCCTCGTCGTCATAAGGAGCCTTATGCCAACGATTGATTTTTCCAGCATTGGGGATGTCATGGAGTACGAGTTTGCAGAGGACACGGTATCATCCGTTAATTCCGAGGATGATACTTGTGTCTTATCTGCGGTCGGGTCTGCGCTTCTGTTCTACCACTGCGAGGCCAACTCCACCCTTCGTTCCAACGGAGCGATAGAGGGGGCTGCGGCGGGGTTCGCTGTCGGCGAGTCCGTTATCGTGATGAAGAACAAAGCCGATTCAAGTAAGAAGTACGTCATCGGCCATACGGACGGGGTGAAGTCGTGCGGGCAAGAATACGCGGTTTATAATGTGATAATTACATCATTATCAATCAGTATCATAGTAGTTTGGGACATTAAAAATAATTGTCTGGCAATGGGGCCTGTACTATCTACTGATGCGATATATGTTGCATGGATAGCAAAAACAAAACCTCCAACGGGAGGGAATAACGATATTTTTGTGGTTGAAGTAGTCAGTAGCGACCCCGACAACGGCCCCGACAATGGTGCATCATTATGGCCTATCCTTCCGCAATTATATAATACAAAGGCAGTAGGTTCTGGTTGTACTCCGCTTGTATGTCCAGGTTGGGATCCGATAAATACATGCTGGACAACTATTGATGAATTTGTGGCAGCAAAACATCATCCCTTTGGGCATTCGGGTGATTTCCATTTCTATAATAATCCTGAAAGTTTAATAGGGGATATGCTTTTACCAGATAGCCCTGTCCCTGTAGTGTGTGCAATAAGAACATCTTATGCGAATGTTGGAGGCAGTACGCAGACTGGTTGGTGTGAAGAGGGCACTCCCAGGCAAGATGAAACAGGGCATTATGTTCTTCAGCACGTATTTTATTCCATGTTTGGGAAAATGGCACAGTTCGATGGACATTATGATTATAAGTTTCTCGACCCGTGGGGAATGCGGTATCATTTATCTTACGAGAAGAGATATATTGAACCATACGGCCCGCCGTATGATACGCCATATTATGGGAGTAGTATAGCAGACAAATATTCTGAAAAGTCGGTAGCGATGGCTGTCATGCTGCAATTCACCCCATTAGTAAAGACTTTAGTTGCGCCATGTTATACTGCTACCTGCCAATATG